AATCTTTTTATTATAGTCTGGGCAAGTAATACCAGCAAGACTAACTTTTAAATCAATGCCGTGCTTGTTAGCAGCACCACAATGTGGGCAATTCGTTTCTACATCCATTTCTGTGCCGTAGCTGGCAACACGTATGGCAATTAAAATAGTATCAACATCAATACTAGGCATAGCCCACGCATCTCTAATATTTGGGCAACAACTCTGAATCACTTCAACTACACCGGACCCATTCATAAGTGCGTCTGGGGTGCGTAGTGTAATCTCATCACGAGCAGTCATTGGGTAAATAGGAATCTCCCCGTTAACTGGTAGATCTAAAGACCCGTCTTTCCAGTATTGACCGTTTGACGGCAATTTTATATAAGCCGCTGGTTGTCTAAAAAACTTAGACAACGGGTTAAATTTAGGCACTGGTGCTGTACTACTGTCTGGTGTATTTTCCATGGTTGATTTATCCGATAAATATATTGATACTATTATTTATAGGCAAAAAACGTGGAAGAAAAACTCTTACAACAAATTCTTGAAGAACTGCAAAAAGGCGGCGGAAGTAGCAGTGGCGGCCAGACTAAATGGAATTCTGCTGACTTAGATACGTTTGCTAAAGGGCTTAAAGACAATATAGATGCTTTGAAAAAAGCACAGCCTGGGTATAAAAGTTTCCAAAACTTCCTAGACGGAACAAAAACAGCTAAAGATTCGTTTGATGGTCTTAGGGAGCAACTAGAACACTTTGACGAAGAATTAGAAAAAGCAACAAAAGCAACAGTAGAATCAGCAGACGCTGAAGGTAAAGCAGCAGCAGTAAAACAAGTTAGTGCTATCAATGCACAAAAGCGCGATCTAGCAAGTGCTGCTGCATCAAAAGCAAGTAAAGCGGCACTTGGTAACTTAGCTATCGGTGCAGGTGAAGTGATGGCATCCATGTCACAGGGTGCAATGGACTTTATTACAAGTTTACAGTCTGGTGCTAGTGGTGCAGAAATAGCAACAGAAGCGGCAAAAAATCTAGCAGGATCAGCGAGCAAAGGTGCACAGGAAGTAGCAGGATTTGGATCATCAATGGGCATGATTGCCACAATGATCGGCGGTCCTTGGGTCAAAGCAATTGGTGCTGCTATTGAAGTTGTTAGTATGCTGGTTGACTTCTTTGCTAAAAAGGGTGGTAAAGCAGCAGAAGAAGCAGCACAACTACTTGGTAAAGAATTACAAAAAACTGAAAAAGGCTTTAAAGACATAAACTCTGCAGGCGCATTGTTTGGTGGCGGTATGACCGAAATGCGTAAGGAAGCGGCCAGAGCAGGATTAGACATTTCGTCCTTGGCCAATGCAGTTAAAGCAAGTAAAGATGATTTACTTGGCATGGGCCTTGGGCTCGGTGAAGCTACAAAACGCTTGGCTGGTGTTAGCAAAGAGTTACGTAACAACCCAGTTGGGATGGAATTACGTAAGTTAGGTTACACAGCCGAGGAACAAGCCGAAATGTCTGCAGCGGTTATGGCAAACATGAATGCCGCCGGCGATGCACGTATCAACAACGAAAAGGCTGTAGCTGAACAAACTGGCAAATACGGACAAGATTTAAAAGTACTAGCTGACTTAACAGGACAAGATGCTAAGAAAGCCTTGGAAAAAGCCCGCGAACAAGCAATGGAAGCGGACTTACTAGCTGAGGCTCAAGCCAAAGGCGGCGCCGAAGGGCAACTTAAATTACAAAGACAATTAGCTGCAATGCCGGAAGGCATGAAAAAAGGCTACATGGAGTTTGTAAGCTCGCAGGGTAAAGTAATTACTGACGTTGGCACCAACGTCGCAATGCAACAAAATCCTAAAATTTTAGCGCAGTACAAAGGAATGTACGGCGATCTGAGCGATGCCACTAAAGATGCATCGGCAGCACAAGACGCTACTACAAAATACACAGAACAAACAGCGCAGTATCAGCGTGATCATATAGAGCAACAACGCTCAATGGGGCAAGCTGTTCGATTAGCCGGCGGATCAGTTAGCGAAGGTGTTAAAGGCGCCCAGACGATTGCAAACGGGCTAATCCAAACTAATACTAAAATAAAAGAAGGCGCAACTGAAGCGGGTCGCAAGGCTGCAAAAGATGCTGCTGCAAACGTAGCACCATTGGATAAGTCAATTGCCGACTTAAATGATAGAACTGATAAACTAAAATCGGCCCTAGGCGACAAGTTAACCGGACCGGTTACTGAATTTGCTGAAGTATCTGCTAAAGGTGTTAAGACCATAGATGAGGCTCTTAAAGACTTTGGCATAAAAAATAAAACGCCCGTTCAAGCACAGAACGAAGCTGCTGCTAAAGCAGGCAATCGCAGTCGTGGTGCTACCCCAGCCGGAGCTACTGCACCTAGTGGAACACCTCCATCGTCGGGCGCCGCAGGCGGGGAATCAAAAGGAACAGCACCAACAGCAGGATCAATACCTGCACCAGCACCAGCTGCTCCAAGCGGTCGCGGATCTGGAGTAGGCGGTGGCACAAGCCGCATGAAAACTGGCTCGTTGGCAGATGGATTAACAAGTAAGAAACAACCTGTTGCAGAAAGTACAGGTGGCGGAACAGATAACAAACTACCATCTGGCACAGGCGGCGCAGACTGGCTAATGGGCATGATTAAAAATCATGAAGGCATGAAGCTAGAGCCTTACAAAGACAGTTTAGGCAAGTGGACAGTTGGTGTAGGACACTTGATCGGGGATGGTAGTACACTTCCGGATGCATGGAACAAGAAATTCTCAGAATCTGAAGTAATGGATTTGTTTAAGAAAGACGTTGATGTACACCAAGCAGCCGCTTCGCTTATTCCAGGCTTTAGTAAGCTAGGCGAAAAAGCACAAGGTGCTCTAACCGACATGACATTTAACATGGGCCCTAGTTGGTATAAGAGTTGGCCCAATTTAATGAAGAGTCTCGGCGGCGGTGACATAGATGGGGCAGTTGCTAATCTAGCGTCAAGTAAATGGGCTAGCCAAGTTGGGAAACGATCTACAGACGATATTAACTTATTGAAAGACAATAAGGTACAAGCTAAAGAAGGCGGCTTTGCCGACGGCCCAGATTCTGGATATCAGGCAACACTACATGGTAAGGAAGCTATTGTTCCACTTAGTGGATCTAAATCGGTGCCAGTAACTATGGATTTATCAACATTAATACACAAATTTGACGAAATGATTAAAGTGCTCAAGGCACAGCAATCAACTTCGGAAAAGATATTACGGGTGTCTGCTTAGTAGGCTATAAATACAGCTAACGAGAGAATATTATATGGCCGGTTGCAACTATTACGTTTATCAATACATTACTGAAGATGGGTTACCATACTACATCGGTAAAGGTAAAAATAACAGAATTGATGTTAATCACAAACATATTGCATTACCGCCAACTGAACGCAGGATTATTGTTAAAGATAATTTAACAAACGAGCAAGCTAAGATATTAGAAGGCGAGCTTATTACTAAGTATGGTCGTAAAATAGACGGTGGTATACTAGATAATATTAAAATTAATCAATGGGCCTGTTTTAATGGTTGGACCCACAAACCAGAAACAATTGAAAAAATTAGTAAAGGTAATACTGGTAAAGTTAGAACCGAAGAAGCTAAAGAAAAATATAGACAACCAAAAACTGTAGAACATGCACAGAATATTCGCAACGCTAATTTAGGTAAAACTTTATCAAACGAAACAAAACAAAAAATAAAAGAAACAGTTTTGAATAGATACAAAGATCCTGAATATAAACGCAAAATATCAGCAGGTCTTAAAGGAAAACCGTGGTCAGACGCAAGAAGAAATGCTTGGCTACAAAGTAAAGGACAAGCATAATGGCGGGCTGGAAAAAGTATTTCAAGACAAGTAATTTACCCAGTAATGTAAGCCCTTTAGGTGGCGGCCGCTTAGCCGATCCGGGTATGCGTAACTATCAAAGTCAACTTCCTGAGGTTTACACAGGACAGCCAAACCGTGTTGAACGTTACAATCAATACGAGCAAATGGACATGGACTCTGAAGTTAATGCGGCCCTAGATATTCTTGCAGAGTTTTGCTCGCAAAAGAATCAAGAGAATCACACCGCATTTACTATTAAGTTTAAAGAAAAGCCAACCGACAACGAAATTAAAATTATTAACGAGCAACTACAACAATGGGTAGCTCTTAATGAATTAAACAAACGTATGTTTAAGATTGTTCGCAACGTATTCAAGTACGGCGACCAAGTATTCATTCGCGATCCGGAAACATTTAAACTAATGTGGTCTGAAATGAGTAAGATTACCAAAGTTATTGTTAACGAAGGCGAAGGTAAGAAGCCAGAGCAATACTTAATTAAAGATTTAAACCCTAACTTTCAGAATTTAACAGTTACCGCAGTTAGTACGTCAGATACCTACATGAACCACCCGCAAACAGGTGGTCCTAGCGGTGCATATACACAGCCACAAGCACCATTTGGTGGTGGTAGCAGATTTAGTCACGCACAAAATGAAGCAGTTATTAACGCAGAACACATTGTTCATATTAGTTTAACTGAAGGATTGGATGTATACTGGCCATTTGGTAACTCTGTATTAGAAAACATTTTTAAAGTATTCAAACAAAAAGAATTGCTAGAAGATTCGATCATTATCTATCGTGTACAACGTGCACCAGAGCGTCGTGTATTCAAAATTGACGTGGGTAATATGCCAAGTCACATGGCTATGGCATTCGTTGAGCGTATCAAAAACGAAATTCATCAACGTCGTATACCTACACAAAGTGGTAGTGGAAGCGGCGCCAACATGATGGATACTACATACAATCCGCTAAGTCAGAACGAAGACTATTTCTTCCCGGTTACAGCCGACGGACGGGGTAGTAGTGTAGACGTGTTCCCCGGTGGCCAAAACCTAGGTGAAATCACCGATTTACGCTTCTTTACCAACAAATTATTCCGCGGTTTGCGTATTCCTAGTTCGTATTTGCCTACTACTGCCGAGGATGGCAGTCAAGGATTTAACGATGGGCGTGTGGGACAAGCACTTATACAAGAGTGGCGATTCAATCAATACTGTATTCGTTTACAGTCAATGATTGCTGAAAAAATGGACAGCGAGTTCAAGCTGTTTATGCGCTGGAGAGGCTTTAACATTGAAGGGTCATTGTTTGATCTACAGTTTAACGAGCCACAAAACTTTGCACAGTATCGTCAAGCAGACATTGATGCGGCTCGTATTGCTACATTTACACAGTTAGAACCAATGGGTTACTTCTCTAAGCGTTTCTTAATGAAGCGTTACTTGGGCATGAGTGAACAAGAGATTAGTGAAAACGAATTGATGTTTGCTGAAGAACGTGGTGACATTGAAAGTGCACCAGCAGAATCGCCTAGTCTACGTGGCGGTGCAGGTGTTAGTCAAGGTGGCGTAGCAGCCGACTTAGAAGCATTAGGCCCTGACGCAGGCACAGCGGAACCCGGTGCCCCTGGAGCAACAGGTCCCGGTAATGCAGGTGTAGCAGGCGCAATGGGCGCAACACCATCGGTTTAGCATAAAACGGTAAATAGTATTATGAATATTTTTGAATTGTTTGATGCAGCCCCCAAGGGCTATTACAACGAGAAAGACGACCAAACATCACTTAAAATGGATGACAGTCGTAAAACTCGCTTGACCTTAGCACACCTGAATCAAATGAGACAATCGCATGATGTTCGTAAATTAGAACACGAGCAGAAGTTAGAAAAAGTGGCAAAACAGTATCAACCGCAACCAGAAGCAGGCGCTGCCCCGCTTGGTGTATAGTATTTCTGTACAAATTCTTTAAAATTCATCAAAAAACTCCCATTTAACCTTTATATACGTAGTTTTGTGTAAATAACTTTACAAAGCCACTTATTAAGGAGTTCTCATGAACAAGTTTGAAAAATTAATTGAATACATCATTAACGATGAAGATCAAAAAGCACGTGAATTATTTCACAATATCGTAGTAGAAAAAAGTCGTGATATCTATGAGTCAATCATGGATGAAGAGCAAGTTGGTGAACATGTTCACGGCGAGCAAGTAGAAGACCTAACTCAAGAAATTTCCGGCGAAGAAGCACACGCTATGGAAGCTGAAGAAGAAGGCGAAGAACAATTTGGCGGCGAAGAAGAATTCGGCGACGAAGAAGGCGAAGAACAATTTGGCGGCGAAGAAGGCGAAGCAGAAGCTCATGGCGAGATCGAAGATCAAGTAATGAACATTGATGCTAAGTTAGACGAGCTATTAGCTAAGTTTGACGAAATCATGGGCGGTGAAGAGCACGGCGAAGAAATGCCAGCTGAAGAGCCAGGTATGGAACATGAAGAGCCAGAAATGGAAGACATGGGCATGATGGAAGCTGGTAACCCATTTGCTAAATCAGGTAAATCTGGTTCAGCAGCATCTGGTAAATCAGGTAGTGCTAAGTCTGGTATGAGCGGCAAGTCCGGTAGTGCTAAGTCTGGTAAATCTGGTTCTGCTAAAGGTTCATCAGAACTAATGCGCGAATACGTTGACCGTATTGGTGATATCTACGGCGGCGAAGGCGATGCTACTGAAGGTGATGCAGTTGGTGCAGCTGGTAAGAAAACTAGTGTTAATACAAAAGATCCAGTAGGTCCAGGCGCTGACTTTGGTGGTTCTGTTGTTAAGACAAGTTCTAAAACAGAAAACCAAGACGGTACAAGCCCAACTAAAGCAAGTAACGAATACAACAAAGGCCAAGGCACTTTGATCGGTAAAGTAGGCAATACTCCAGGCGGCGATAAGAAATTAGCCCCAACTGGTAGTGGCCACGGTGCTGAGAAAAAAGGCTCAGGCGAAGGTAAATTAGCTGGTAACGATGGTTCTGCTCCAATTAACAAGAAGAGCGAAATCGGCGGTAAAGTACGCTAATAAAGAATAGGGAACATAAAATGGCTTTGTACCTAGCAGAGAACTTAACATTTGACCGTGCGAATATCAAGGTTATTACCGAAGATAACGCATCCGGGACTGGTAAGGATCTCTATATGGAAGGGATATTCATTGAGGGAGGCGTCAAAAACGCTAACCAACGTGTTTATCCCGTTCATGAAATTCAAAAAGCTGTTGACTCTATTAATGAACAACTAAAAGGTGGCTATAGCGTCTTAGGCGAAATAGATCATCCAGACGATTTAAAGATCAACTTGGACCGCGTTAGTCACATGATTACAAAAATGTGGATGGACGGTCCTTGTGGATTTGGAAAATTAAAAGTATTACCTACCCCAATGGGCGAATTAGCAAAAGCTATGATTACTTCCGGTGTTAAGCTGGGAGTTAGTTCACGTGGATCTGGTCAGGTAAACGAAGGAAGTGGACACGTTAGTGAATTTGAAATCATTACCGTTGACATCGTAGCACAACCTAGTGCTCCTCATGCTTATCCTAAAGCCATCTATGAAGGCTTGATGAATATGCGTGGTGGCAACAAGGTATTTGAAACGGCACGTGAAGCCGCTCAAGATCAAAAAGTACAGAAGTACCTGAAACAGGGCATTGAAGCCCTAATCAAAGATTTGAAACTATAGGAGAAATATCCAATGTTAGATGCTATTAAACCATTGTTGGATAACGGAATCATTAATGAGGAAACTAAGCAAGCCATTGGCGAAGCTTGGGAAAGCCGCATTGTTGAAGCTAAAGAACAAGTTCGTGCAGAATTACGCGAAGAATTTGCTCAACGTTACCAGCATGATAAGCAAGTTATGGTTGAAGCTCTAGATAAAATGGTTACAGAGTCTCTCACTGCTGAACTACAAGAGTTCGCAGACGAAAAACAACAATTAGCTGAAGACCGTGTTGCATTTAAACGCAAAATGGTTGAAAGCGCAGGCAAGTTCAATAACTTCATGGTTGCAAAACTAAGTGAAGAAATTAAAGAACTACGTGCTGATCGTAAGACATACGAGAATGCCATTGGCAAACTAGAGTCTTTCACGATGAGAGCATTAGCAGAAGAAATTCAAGAGTTCGAACAAGACAAGAAAGCCGTAGTGGAAACTAAGGTTCGCTTGGTTGCAGAAGGTAAAGCTAAATTAGCTGAACTTCAACAAAAATTCGTTGCTCAGTCTGCTGCCGCAGTTAAAGAGGCTGTTACCAGTTCGTTAGAGTCAGAATTGACTCAACTAAAAGAAGATATCCAAATTGCTCGCGAGAACATGTTTGGTCGTCGTCTATTCGAAGCATTTGCAAGCGAGTTTGCAGGTACTCATTTAAATGAGAACAAACAAATCCGTCAGTTACAATCACAAGTTGAATTAGTAACTGGTAAATTATCTGAAGCAGTTCAGGCAATTGAAGAAAAGAATGTATTAGTTGAATCAAAAGAAACAGAAATTAAAATTATTAAGGAATCAGCACAACGCAAAGAACGTCTTGCAGAAATGTTGAAGCCTTTAAACAAAGAAAAGTCAGCAATTATGCGTGACCTTCTTGAAGGTGTGCAGACAGATCGTTTACAAACTGCATACGAAAAGTATCTTCCAGCTGTATTGAACAATTCAAGTGTTAATACTCCAGCCCCTAAAGCTGTCGCATTAACTGAGAGTCGTGCAGTAGTAACTGGTGATAAAACTGCTAAAACTGCCGTTGAGTCTACTCAAGCATTAGATGTAATGTCTAACGTTTTTGAGATGAAGCGTTTAGCAGGGCTTAATTAAACCCTAAAAGGAAAAGGAAATATCATGACACAAGCATTATTAGAAAGCCGTTGGGGCGAAACCAAGGATGCCCTGTTAGAAGGACTTCAAGGCTCACGCCGCACAACAATGGGCGTTATTCTAGAAAACACTCGCAAGATGTTATCTGAAAACGCAACAGCTGGTGGTACACAAGCTGGTAACGTAGCTACACTAAACCGTGTAATTCTACCTGTTATCCGTCGTGTAATGCCAACAGTTATCGCTAACGAAATCGTTGGCGTACAACCAATGACTGGCCCTGTGGCTCAGATCCATACTTTACGTGTTCGTTATGCTGATTCAGTATCTGATTCAAGCAACTACGCAACTTCTGTAAACGCTGGCGATGAAGCATTAAGCCCGTTCAAGATTGCAACTGCATACTCTGGTAGTAATACTACTGGCCAAGCTACTTCTACAGCATCATTAGAAGGCGTAGCAGGTAACCGTATCAACGTTCAAATCTTAAAACAAGTTGTTGAAGCTAAAACACGCAAGTTATCAGCTCGTTGGACATTTGAAGCCGCTCAAGACGCTCAGTCTATGCACGGTTTAGATGTTGAAGCTGAAATCATGGCTGCTTTAGCACAAGAAATTACAGTTGAAATCGACCAAGAGATCCTAGGTTCCCTACGTGCTCTAGCCGCAACTGATTACACTTTTGACCAGTCCGCTGTTTCAGGTACTGCTACATTCGTTGGTGACGAGCACGCTGCTTTAGCTGTTCTAATCAACCGTACAGCAAACTTGATCGCTCAGCGTACACGTCGTGGTGCTGGTAACTGGGCTGTTGTATCTCCAGCTAGTTTAACAGTTCTACAAAGTGCTACAACTTCTGCTTTTGCTCGCACAACAGAAGGTACATTCGAAGCTCCTACAAACACTAAGTTTGTTGGTACATTAAATGGCGCAATGAAGATTTATGTTGACGGTTATGCAAATGACTCACAGGCTGTTTTAGTTGGTTACAAAGGTTCTAGCGAGGCTGATGCAGCTGCGTTCTATTGCCCTTATATCCCCCTAATGAGTTCTGGTGTTGTTTTAGATCCATCTACATTCGAACCAGTAGTAAGTTTCATGACACGTTATGGATATGTTGAGTTAACAAACACAGCATCATCTCTAGGTAACGCTGGTGACTATGTAGGGGAAATTGCCGTTGCTAACTTATCTTTCCAATAAGATAAAAGCAATAGTAGTTTAACTACACAACGAAGTAACTTCTCAGGGATGGGAAACATTAAAGCACCGAAAGGTGCTTTTTTGTTGTCTATATAATGTTATGTCGGTGAAATTGCACTCTATCATAAATATCATATGAAACCTTACACCTATCTTATAAAACACAAACCTAGCGGCAAAGTATATTATGGATTTCGATCTGCTAATACACAAGACCCGAACAAAGATTTATGGAATTTATACTTTACAAGTAGTCCTAAAGTAAAACAACTCATCGAGGAAACTGGTAAAGAAAGTTTTGAAGTAGAAGTACGTAAAATATTTGAAACAAAAGAAGATGCAGTTAAATGGGAAACACGGGTATTGCGTAGATGTAAAGTGTTGCATAACGATAAATGGATTAATCAAAATATTGCTGGATATGTAATACCTACAGAAGAATCTAATAGAAAGATTAGCAACTTTCATAAAGGTAAACCTAAAACAGAGGAGCACAAAGAAAAAATTCGTTTAAGCAATATAGGAAAAAACAAAGGTAAAAAGCCTACAGCAGAACATAAATTAAAAAACTCATTGTTACATTGTGGAAAAAATAATATTCGCTACGGGGTAGAAGTATCACAAGAAACACGCAATCGTATAGGTCAAGCTAACAAAGGTAAAGTGCCGGTAAACAAAGGTAAACCGATGAGCGAAGAACAAAAAGCAAAGATACGTGCTACCATAGCGGCAAAGAAATTGGTCCAGTCATAAATACTATTGTTCATAAGAACTCTCGGAGCACCACTTCGGGTAGCCTAGAACGCTATTTACAAAGGAAAAATAAAATGGCAAAGTTAAAAATTACAAAAACAAGCAACGGTACTGCAATCGACAAGTATGTAAGTCCAACAATCATTGATGGCGCACACATCGGCGGTACAGGCGGCGTAACAAGTCAAGCCGGTTATCAAATTCAACCACAGGTGTATATCACTGGTGGAAGTTCTTTACCTGGTTCAATCTTGGCACAAAAAGGTGCACACAAGTTTCAAGTAACCGATGGTACCTTAACAGGCAAATGCACATTAGTTAACAACCCTAACTTAGCTGCTGGTCAGATGAATGTTTTAATCAACTTATCTACCGCTTCTGCTAACGTTGCTTCTGCTAACGTTGCTGGTGGAGCAACAAGTACATACGTAACTTGGACATCGACTCCAGTTGGTCCTGTTACAACTCCGCGTGTTGGTGATTATATCATTGGTTTCACTGGTACTGCTGGTGTTGCTCAAGTTACAGCAATTAATACTGCAAGTAACGTAACTATTGCAGTATCTGGTAACGTAGCTGCGCAAAACTTGGTATCTATTACTAATAGTACATACGCTTGCCGTATTACTAACAAGTTTGCTTACGATTTTGGCAACGACGGTTCTGGATTCCCTAACAAGTTCCGTTATCGTTTAGCTACACCGGACGCATTATTTGTTCAAGTACAAAGTGCTTAATTAATTTAAGCTCTACTAAAAACCCGCTTCGGCGGGTTTTTTATTGAAAACACGATCTTGCGCCAAGCATAAATACTACTAAATTAAGGTTTAATAGAATGGCTACAATAAAAAATATTCCAGATTCGTATACAGTTAACGTTCCTCTAATGACAGTTAACGGTAATCTGATCGTAACCGGTAACACATCTATTATTGAAAGTACTAATACTTCGATATATGATAATATCATTACACTAAATTCTGGACTAAGCCCTAACGTAGAACCAACATTAAATGCTGGTATTACAGTTGACCGCGGAACACAGGCAAATGTATCATTGTTATGGAACGAGTCAGTTAAGTCATGGCAAGTTACTAGCAATGGAACAACGTTTGGAAATTTAGTTCTGTCAGCGCCTTCCTCGGCTAACTTAAATATTACCGGCACAACATTATACACAGATAGTACACATGGTAGTGTGCAAATTTTTGCAAATACCGCAGGCAGTGGCGGATCTGGTGTATATGTAACTAACACACAATCTACTGGTGCAGAGCTAGTAACAAAAGCTAAAGCAGTAGCATACAGCATCGTATTCGGATAGGATCATTAAATGGCAATTCAAAACACCACATTAACTACAACAGCGGCAAACATTTTTGTTAACCAAAGTTCAACTGGCACAAGTGCAATTACAACAATTCACCTATGCAACTTTACACCTAACACACAGGTGGCAAATATTTACATAGTGCCAGCCGGTAGTGTAGCCAACTCTACAACAATCATTTATTCAAACGTAAGTTTAACCGCATACAACACACAAATTGTTTATGCTGAAAAATTTATTCTAGGAACAATTGGTGATGCAGTTATGGCCAACTGTAGTAACGCCAACGCAATCTCAGCAACAGTAAGTTCAATTGGAATTTAATAATGGCAAGATTTCTTAAAAATCCTACAGTACACGATAATCAAAATTTTGCGGTACAACTTCCAATCGTTCCAAGTAGTAGCTTTGGTGATGCACCTGCAAGCGGACTATTGAGATTTAATCAGTCTACTAGCCGTATTGAATTTTTTTACAACAATGCATGGAGCCAGGTAGCTAAGATTGGTAGTGTTCAACTTGTTGTTGATAACTTAACTGGTGACGGGTCAACTCAAACATTTGCAATGACACAAAGCGAAACTGATACAACCGCAGTGGCAGTATTCATTGGCGGAGTATATCAAATTCCAACTACTAACTATACAGTAAGCGGCCTAGCAATTACATTTACAAGCCCACCGCCTGCTCCCGGTGTGAATCCAAACTCGATTGTAATTATACACAATATCAACAGCACAAACGTTGCTGCCTAAGGACCATTAAATGGCAATTGGTAAGATTAATGGACCGATGCTGTTTAGCAACCTGGAACGCCAGGGTGTTAATCTTGCAATCGATGCTAACCTTGCATACTTTGATGTAAACAATCGTTACGTCGGTATCAATAACTCAAGTCCTGCGTATGCACTTGATGCACCGGGTACAGCACGTCTTGCAAATCTTTTAATCACTGGCAACACCATTACCAGCAACACTGGCAAAATTAATTTAGGATCAACAACAAACGTTGTCATCACTGGCGGAAGCCTTGATTATGTTTTAACAACTGATGGCGGCGGCAACTTAACTTGGTCTAATATATCAAGCATCATTTCGGCAACTGGTCTCAGCGGAAACTTAATTACCCTTGGTGCTAATACAGTACAAAGTTTTGTAAGTAATGCAGTAACACTAACCAGCGCAACCACAGTAACCAATGCATTGGCACAATTAAATTATGTACTAGGAAAATTAGTTCCGCCTAGTCCTCCTAACTTTCCAAGTAACCAAACAATCGCAATATCAAGTGCCACTACTTCTGCATTGATGTGCAACTTTGCACAAACAGATAATAGTGGCTGGGCCAATCTGAGTGTTGCAGGCGGAACGGCTGTTTCAGTTGTTCGTTCGGCAACCTATGCCACTACTAGTATCACCAACGTTGGCCCCGGTAGTCTAGGCACCGTAACAGCATATCTAAATGGTGTGCCGCAAGGTACCGTAGTCTTGACAGGTAGTAATTCAAATACAACCAATGGCAATCTTTATGTGTACAACGTAGAAGATTACCACGCAGTAGTATCAACGGTGACCGCGGGCTTCTGGACTGTATTCAGCGCACAAGCCACAGGAACAGTTCCGAGTGGATGGAGTAGAATAACAATTGGTGATTCTGGTGTAACTGCAAATACAAACTCTGTGTCTTGGTACACAGATCTAGCCAATCCGGGATATCCAACATTTAGTAATACCAGTGTGGCACTAACTACCAACTCGGTTATCTATTCAAGTACTATACCAATGTTTACTAGTTCTGCTCAGTTCACTATCAAAGGTAATGTGTCGGCTCTGAGTGGCGACACATATCCTAATTCAACATACCTGTCCACTGGCATTGCAAGTGGTGCATTCCAGGTTCCTGCAAGCGTTACTTATACAGCTGCCAGCATCACTACACCATTGGCAAGAAATTTATATGTTGGATCTGGAAGTACATATTTCCAAACAACTGCAAATATTGTAACAACTGGATTTGGTTCAAGTTTAGTTGGACCACAGGTAACAGTTAATAATAGCTACTTGGTAAACTCAACTATTGTATCGCCTGGGGTAACTATTCTTTATAAAAATGGAACTAGCAATACAGTAGAAGAAACTGCAATTCCTGTTAGCGGATCGTTGGGCGGCGGATATAGTACTAGTGGATTGCGTATAGTAAATCCCGATGCTGGTACAGCCACAGACAATCCTGTTTACACAGGAAGTGAGTCGGCATTTAATAGCCAGACTGGGCTGTTCTACACAACCGATTCTACAGTGGTTGCTAACAAATTACAATTTGATCAGACAAACTATTCAACAGGATACTTACCAGTTGGTCCTAATCTGAGTACACAAGGATCTGCACAATATTTTACATTTAAGTTTCAGAGAACAACTGTAAGCAAATTTAATATTATTTATACTGGTGCTTTAGCTGGACTATGGATTGCATTGCCTGGAGTAACTGATGCTAGTTATGCAACACCAACCAAGGGTTGGTTAACCATGGCATCAGCATACGCTGGCGCAGGCGTACCGGGAACAGGAACAGGCGGCAATGGTTCTGCTGGGTGTGCAGTAGGTGGCACAGCAACACTAAACTCTTCTGGCAGTTATAGTTTAACTGGAACCTTTGGTACAGCAAGTAGTTCTAGTTCAACCAGCAATGAGATATATGTAAGAATTAAATTAACATCGGGACAGTCGTTGACAGCGTTAAGCATATCAACTCCAACTAACTAATATGCCAATTTCACAAGCCAACCAAGTTGACTATCTCTTTAAGAAAATAGGTTATGCTGTAACTACAACAGCCAACGCCTCTGTGAAATCACCTAGTAACGAAAGTATTCCTAGTCCGCTAACATTGCGTGGCGATACGATTTGGGTGCAGAGTGCAAACATACCTGCTACACAACCTGGATCAACTGCCGGGGTAGTTACAGTATATAATGATGCCAGTGCAAACACAATCAAGACAACAAACGATGCAACAAGTCCTGCATACCAAACTTGGAAAACAGGAATTACCAACTGGGTTGATCCTAGCTTTGGGCCAACATACCAGGTTAAAGTATATTGGGATAGTTCTAGTTCGTCAACTCCTCAGTCAACTGGTACACAGCTATTCCCAGACGGCACAGGCAACGACGACGAATGGTTCTTTGACTACGACTCCGGTGTATTAACATTCCCGGACATTATACCAACCTCAGTGAACGGTGTTGCTGGCAAAAGTATTTTTATTGTTGGCGCAATTTATTCTGGTGCCATTGGTATCAGTAACGTTGCCCCTGTTATAACAGGAACAGTTGGCACAGCAAACGTGGCTTATTATAGTAACGTGGCTGTCTCGAGTACTAATGCTACATTCTATCCGGCATTGTTTAATGCTACTACTGGAAATTTAGCGCATTATACATCATCAACCATTACTGCTAATCCATCCACTGGTAATCTGAGTGCAAGTAATGTAATAGCAACAGTCTATGGTAACATCATTGGTACACAAGCCACCTTTGCAAATATTTCAACTGTGGGCGGATTATTCTGGGCCAACGGTATTAATGCACTAGCTCCGCAGTATGGCAACACACAAGTAGCTGCATACTTGCCAATCTATGCAGGAAACCTATACCCTGGCAATGTTATATCGACTGTTTACGGCAACGTACACACAGATTATATCAGTGGCAACACAGGAAATGTTATTACATTTAATAGTACCGGTGCAATACAACTTCCCACTGGGAATACTATACAGCGTCCATCTGGATATAATGGAATGTTGCGCTTCAACACCGATACTCCTGCAATAGAATATTTTGAAGGTAGTGTGTGGGTTCCTGTTACCAATACAATAACAGATCAACAGATTACTCCTGATGGCACAAGCTCTACATTTACGCTAACTCAAGCATCAACTACCATTGGTATAATTGTTAGTATCAACGGTACCTTACAAGCACCAAACACAGCATACTCTGTCGCCGGCAATCAAATTACATTTACTGAAGTTCCGTTGACCACAGACATTGTTGATATTCGTTTCTTAGGTGCGTCGGTAACTATTAATAATACTTTAGCACAAGATTTGTCTGTAACCGGCAATGTTACAGTAACAGGATTATTTGTAGCACCACAAACAACAAAAGCAAGCAACGCACCGGGCACAGTAGGGCAGATATGCTGGGATGCCAATTATATCTATGTTTGTACAGCCACAAATACCTGGAAAAGAACAGCATTAACCGGCGGTTATTAATTTAATCTATAAATATTAATATCAACTTCTCTTAGTATAATTTTATACTAACGACAGCAATTTAACCTTCCCAAGTCCTCCGCAAAAACACCTAGCTAGGACTATTTTCTCACGGCCACGATAAATAACAATAAGCTACTAAAAAAATAACCAAAGGATCGCTTACCATGAGTGGAAATATAACAAGAATTAAGAATAACCAGATCACTGACGGAACGATCCAGTCGGCAAAACTTGCTAGTGGCACGTTAGTTGGTACTAACTTTGCCCCAACACTAACATTGAATTCAAACGTTACTATTATTGGTAACTTGTCGATTAGTGGTAACACAAGTTCCATTAACTCGGTTAATACATACGTTCAAGATCCGTTGGTTGTTTTCAACAACGGCTATACCGGTAGTGTTGCTGGATACGACATTGGTATTTTAGTTAATCGTAACTTATCTAGCTTGGGACCTTACGGTGCGGTTAATACTGCATGGGTATGGGTAGAAAACGATCAAGCGTTTGAATCTATTGCAACATCTACAACAGGCAATGCCTTAACTGGGTTAACATCAGTTGGTTTTGCTAACTTAAAAACTGGTAATGCAACAATGGTTTCTGCCAGCATTACCAACAACTTAACAGCAGGTGGAATTACTGGTACACCAATTAGTGG